TCTTTAGGTTCTTTAGGTTCTTTAGTTGCCTTTACAGGTTTATCTTCAAAAACTTCAAAGCCTTTTTCTTCCATTTCTTCTACTAATAACTCATCAACATAAGTTTCAGTATTACCTTTTACCATTAAAATTTTACTCATAAATTACCTCCTAAGCTTGTACGTTAAACGCTATAGCTTTGCTTCTCTTGTTCAAGATGAATACATCTTCAAAAGATTCTTCAAAGTACAAGTATTTACCCTTTGAGTGTGCTGATGGTTCTTCTAATTGAGCGAAAGCATAAGAAACTGGAGTTAAAACTGCATAAGGATGAATCATAAACATATTAATTTGTTTTGCTGTTACTCCCGGTTTAGCTCCTTCATCAAAGTTATAAGCTGTTTTCATTAAAGCTGATGGAACAGATTCAATAGTCAACTCATCTATTCTTGAGACCTCTCTACTAATAACTCCTGTATTACCATTTAATTCAACAGTTCTCATAATAGATTTAGCATTTTTAATTAGTTTCTTAACTGTTGGTGTAACATATAAGATTCTTCCTGTTGCTGGTACATTCGCTTCATCCATTTGTTCCATGAATTTATCAACAACTTCTAATACATTATCTACTGTTAAAGCTGTTTTATCATCAGAACTGCTTTCTAATGCTAATTTTAATTCGTGAATTTTAGAAACAGCATAACAGTCCATTTCAGGGAATTTTTGTTCTTCGTTAAATACTTTTGTAGCATTTTGAATAGACATAATAGTATTAGATTGATTAACATCTTGAGGATGTATCATTGTTTCCCATTCTCTATGATTAGTAAGTGTTTTTACTTCCCAATCATTGTCGTGATTTCTTGTAAATCCTGAAATTGTGTCTCTATTACCTGCTTTTCTTCCTTTTGTAGTAATTACAGGAATTTTAATAGTTTTTGCATCCACAACTTTATAAGTTGAGTTGTTTGGTGTGTTATATAAAGCTCCAAAGTGTAATACATTTGGGAAAGCTTGAGCTAAAGCCTTTCCGTATTGTTCTGCATAATTTACTGCTGCCATAATTTAATTCTCCTTTTCATTTTTTATTCTTGTGTTCCTCTAACACCTGTAAACCCAAAATCGAAACTATTTGAATTTCCTCCGTCTGGGTTAGCCGGATTTTGTCCTTGAGCTTCTGGAACAAATAGATCATTATAATTTTCTTTAATGCTTGCAAGCTGTTCATCTAATCCTTTAATCGTTCCATCTTTCTCAATTGTTAATTTGCTTTTATCAAACTTTGCGGATAAAAGACTTGAATGTTTAGCATTAGCTTTACTTAGCGCTTTTTCGATGGCACTATCTAGAGTCATATTTTTTATTCTACCTTCATAGTCATTTGTAACAGTTTGTATTCTGTTTTTTAACTCATCAATATCAACACCATCAAAAGCTTTTAGCTTTTCAGAAGCCGTTTTATTTTCTGCTGTAAGGTCTGCTATTTGAGTATTTAGACTCTCAATATTTCTGCCATATTCTGCCATTATTGAGTCAATGGCTTCTTGTTCTAATCCTAAACCTTTTAAAAATGTTCTATTCATTTTTCCCTTTCTCTCTACGCTTTTTACGAGGTTGCTTCTCGTGAGTGCTTATCATTATACAGTCGTAAGCTAACTGAATTTTACATAATAAAAAAGCAGTTTAAAGACTTACTCAGGTCGTGTCCTAAGGTTATGTTAGTACGTTATTTTCAAAAATAGCTTACTAACTGTGTATTAAGTACGATATTTTTGAAAATAACGTACTAAAAAAGACACCTTTTACAGTGTCTTTATATCTATTATAAATTGTTTTTTTTAATAAACTCTTTTGGAGTTAAATTATTGTTTTTTTGTAAATTTTTAATTAATGCTAATCCAATATGCTTTACAGTTAAATTATAATCATCTTTTAGTTTATAATCAGCTCTAAACACATTAGCAAATGTCTTAACAGCATATTTATCATCCGTGAATTGATACATTATTTCTTTTGGATATAAAAAAGCAATAGAATTTCCGATTTTTTTTATATCTTCTTCATCCATTTTTTTTAAAAAACTTATAATATCCTCAACCTTTATATTCTTTTCAATATAAATATCTAAATTTATATTTTTTTTATAAAAAGGTTCTAAGTATTTATCTTTTATCATTTATAGCCTCCAATTTAACATTTCGTACACCATCAGAATCATTAATCTCTAAAACTTTAAATTTTGAACTTCTTTGAAATAAAAATTCTTGTTCTTCCTGTATGTCTGAAAATTCTTTAATAAAAGCTCCATTTGTATATCCTTTTGGAACAGTTATTTCAAATTTATAAACATTATATCCTTCTATAAAATCTTCTGTTACTTCTTCTATTAAAGAAGTAGATAAAAACCCTTTATCTAAAATCACTTCTTTTCCTAATATTAAATCTTTAAAATATTCAGGTTTTCCAGTTGTTCCTCTATAAGTTATAAAAGCTTTCTCCGTTTCATATCCTTGTAATGCTTTTTCAAGTTTATTTCCTTTTTCAAAATATTCATCAGCTCTTAATTTTACCCAATATAATTCTTCAGGATCATTATTAAAACTTTCCATAGCATCAGTAATGTATTTGTCATATCCCCTTCTTGAAATATTATTAATAGGCATATGTTCAGACATTGTATAATAATTTATTATTTCTTTATCTTCCTCAGATAGGTTTTCTTTCCATTTTTTATAAGTTTCTTGTTCATAAAAAAACTTATCAATTTCACTATCTGACATATTACTATATATTATATCATTATCTTTATCTTCAAGCAAAATTTCTCTATTATGAAGCTCATCTACATCTACATACGGTACTAAAACACATCTACAATTAGGATGTCGTGGAAGTATTGGAGATTTGTCTATATCATGAATTTTATTGTTATGGACTTTGCAGGTGCTTGATGTTCTTTCATCAAGAGTAACTATTTCTTTTACTTTAGATATACCACTATCTTTCATATGAGCTAAATTAATATCGTTCATATGGTGCATAGTTTCGGTTCTTATAAGTCTTGCAGAATTAGAAAGACCAGACCCCATACTTTTATTAAGTTCCATTGCTATTTGTGCTGTAGGTTTACCGGTTAATATTCCTTTTTTAACCTGAGTATTCAATTCTCTTTCTAACTTTTTAGAGTTTCTCCAAATTCTTTTGGAAAAGTTTGACCCTTTCCACTCGGTCTGCATTAACTTTTTAGCTAGATCCTCGTTGTAATTTATATCAATACCTAAGCTCTTTCCTGTTTTTTTTACAACATCTTCTCCAGCATTTAGTATTATCTTGCTTCCTTTATTTTCAATCTTTTCTCCAAGACCTTTTAAAACATCATTAAAGCCTTTTTCCATTCGTTTTAGATGTTCAGCTTTATAGAACTCAGAACGACTTATAACTCCGTTCTCTTCATATTTTGAAGCTATTCTATATAACTCTTCAAGTATTTCATCAGTTGCTTTTTTGTATATCTCAATAAGCTCCTTTTGATATTTTGAAGTATCGTTATAAGTGTTCCACAAATCATTAGCTAACCTTTTTTCCCAATATGAATTATTCTTCATTAGTATCAATCATCCCAACTGTATCAAAAGTCTCTTTAGCAAGTTTTTCTTTCTCGTCTTGAATATCTCTAACCCAAGGATGATTAGCAAGTATTGTATCTGTGCTTACTAATCCTCTTGATGAATTGCAGTTATTGATTATATCCGTCTCATTCATTATCATATCTCTGTTAAATACAATTTCTACTTTCTCTCTTTTAACAGCATTATTAGTCTTTTCTAAGAATAAATATATAAAATTAATAAGGCTGTTAAAACCTCTTGAAAATTCACTTTCTAGTTGATTTGCTTTTAGCTCTAAACTCGAAAATAGAAACATAAGTGCAACTCCTGAAGGTGCAGCACCAAACCTGTCTAAATTCTTATCTACCGCTTGTCCGCCTTCTAGTATATCTTTTTTTAATTGTTCGTAATGTTCTCTAGCTGCATTTATATCCATCTGCGGATTAAGTGTGGTTACATCACTCTCATCATCTGCATCCAAAACAACCGCTCTTTTTTGATATATATACTCTAGAAAATCATCTAAGCTATCTCCACTATATCCTTTTAATACAAATATTAGATTCTTAACTTCTTGTATATAGTTTGCTACTTCTGACCTTGATAAATCATAATTATCTATCAATGATTTAACAAACTTAATATCCGGAAGTTCTTTTCTGTTGTTTTTAAATGCTATCCACGGAACTAATCCCCAACCTGTATCAATACCATTTAGTTTAAAATGCCCCATCTTAACCGGATTAATTAATTTTCCATTTTCAAGTCTGTAGTAAGTAACATCATTAGGAGTCCAAAGCTCAACATTTGTTACAGTTTCATATCTCCCAAATCTATACACTCTCACATCATAATATCTAATAACATATTCAAGCTCTGTATGAGTACTATCAGTCCACCCAGGTATTATCTGTTCACTATTTGTTACAAATAACTTAAATTCTCCCTTTTCATTTATGTAAGGGTGTAACCATGCTATCCCTTTGTTACTAGCTTCAAACCCTAACGACTCTAAATCATAGTTAAAATTATCACCTAGCTTATCTACAATTAAATTTGTAGTTTCATCTGTTTCGGCGTGAATACTTGAGTCTTTGGAAAACAAATAGCCTATTTTCTCATCTACCATTCCTTTATAGTTAGCGTGTGCTAACTTTGAATTAGCTTGATAAGTTTTTTTGGTATCTGATTTAGTTAATATATCATTATCTACAGAGTAGTACTTATCTCCAATCCTCATCCACTCTACAATCTTTGAATGTCTATGCTCAACGATTAACTTCTCTATTCTCTCTTCATCAATCGTACTTTTCTCAAATGCTAATTTCATATAGCCTATTCCTTTCTTCATAAAATCCATAACGCCCATTATTTTAAAAACCTCATTCCGTTACCTTTTCCTTTTCTCCAACGTTCAACTCCATACCTTAAAGCAGCCATTGCATCATCAAAAAAAGCAACTGGCTCATCAATATATTCGCCTGTCGCTTCGTCTTTCTTCCACTTCCATTGACTTATTTCTTTTATGGTATTTACACAAGAAGGATGTATAAAAATCTTTCTTTGCTTCAACCAGTCTATTTGTGTTGCTTGATATTTTTTGGCTGTTGTCTTTTCTTTTTTTACTTTTCTTGCCCTATATCCAGCTTTCTTCCAAGTCTTTATCCTATCCGGTTCCGCAGAATCACAAAACATTTCTACATCTTTTGGAATCTTTCCATCAGCACAATCTATAATCTCAGAAGTATCTTTGTTGTATAAATATATCTCTTTCAAAATATAAATATCATCATCTTTAAAGCCTAATAACAAAATAGCATTAGCATGATTAAATCCAAAGTCCTGTCCAAGCGCTACATCATCATAATCATCTATGTTAGTAGAAATATCACTAGTGGTCCAATTGTTTAATATTAAGCCCCCAATTTCTCCCCAATCACCTTCACCATAGATTCTATATCCGTCAGGATCCACTTCCTTACGTCTTACCATACGTTCTTTATATGCATCATCTATGAAGCGGTTTTGTAGATATGTTGAATGGTGCGTAAGTACATTCTTATCCGCAATATCAAAAAAAGTCTTTTTTATCCAGTGTGATTTTGATACTGGGTTAAAAGTAAGCCTAATTTGGTAGAATTGCCCTTCTGGAAGTTGACCTCTCAAACGGTCATCTATGATTTCAAAATCTGCTTGAGTAAGCTCTGTTGCTTCTTCAATCCACACATCTGTTAACTTTCCTTTCTTGAAAGTTATTGATTTTAGTTTCTCTCTTTGCCTATCATCATTCATCCCTCTGAATATAATTTGATTCCCGTTGGCCCTACATTCAATTTTAAGAGGGCTTTGTATGAATTTGAAGTATTTATCCGCCTTGTCTCCAAACATTCGATATATCGCACCTGATAGCTCTGCGTAGGTGCTATCTCTATTTGTTATGTCTGATTTCCTTATACAAACTAAATTTCTACCATTATCTTTAAGTAATCGAAGTATATAATTTTGGGCAGTGTCTACAGATTTCCCAGAACCCGCAGAACCTTTCATAACGATATACCTTTTATCAGAAGTATTTACACTTTTAAAAATAGGGTTAGCCTGTATTCTAATCTCCATAATCTACCTTTACATTTAACTCCATATCTACATCAGCATCCAGCTCTACCTTATCTGTAAATAACCTGTAACGCTTACCAAGTAGTTCTGCAGCTTTTAATCTATCTTTTGCACCTACTTCTATATGACGTGTGCTCTGTACACCATCACCAATCCCATACAGCACCTCTTCTTCAAGCTCACCTCTCATCACAGACGTTAGATACTGCAATACTTCTTCTTGTTTAGCTATAGCTTTATTATCTAATTCTTTCAATCTTTCTTCAATGTAGGATTTTACGCCACTTTTTGCCACTAATTTATAAGCATTACCTCTAGCATACTTTTTACTATATCCAGCAATTACCGCTGCTTCTTCCGCGTTGCCACTGATGATATACTCATCAGCAA